TTTATGTCAACATCTAACACCTTAGTGTTGCCCATATAAAACTCACCCTGATATCCGCCATTAACCAGCGGATTAAAGAAAACTTGCCCGCCCGGAACAAAACGGTCAATGGTATGAGAAGTGTTTACGACTGTCTCGGTCATGGAATGCTACCTGTCAGGAAAAGGGTTGTCGAAAACGCTAATGGAATATGCAAAAGGCCGGCCTGCTGCCTGGCGGTTGGAGGCTGATAACTCCAGCGCGGCGCCGCTTCCAGTTGTAAAGGCATGTGCGCCGAATCCGGCTGCCATCCCAACAAGGCCCGGAGAACATTCCCCAGTAGGGGACCGGCCGAGTGCCTGACATCGGCGCCAGACTTCGGAGTGCGCACGCTCTGCACCGCTACCACCACCAGCCAGGTCTGGGTGATCCTCGCCTCGCGGTCAGTATCGACCTGATCTGCGATCCCATAGTCCGAATACAGCACATAGAGCGCCGGGGTCTGTTGCGGCAGTTCGAGGAGCCCTTCCATGTCCATCCCCGACAGCACGGTCCTGACCCCAGTTACCGTCGCCCGCAGCCGGGCGATCAGGAGTGACTCAAGAGAGAAAAAGTCGGGCGGCGCTTCCGCTGTCATGCGCAATGGCCCGTGAGAAAGTCAGTCGGGACACGGTTCGTAATAGCAACAGGGCGGGTGAATGCCGCTCCGGGCGACAGGTCAACGTCAGGGACTGATGCCGGCACATCCAGACGTAGCTTGCCGCTTTGCAGGTCTTTCAGCATCTGCTGACAGGTGGCATACTCGTCCTTGCGAATTTCCGTCAGCCCCCGGCGCAAGTACAGATGATACAGCGCAATCTGAGTGGCGATCCGAATCAACAGCGGTTCCGGCATCGTTGGCAACGCCGGCATGAAGGTTCGCAACCTGGCGTTGATTTCCTCGGTCGCCTTGCCGATGGCAACCTGGATGATAGCATCGTCTATGTCTCCGCTGTTCTCGTCATCGGTCAGTCCGGTCAGCGTTTCAGTATCGCTAACCGCCAACACATCAGCGACTGCGCAATAATCCATATCCGCGAATCAGGTTATCGCCAATTTGATGATGGACCGGGGGCGGGTGCAAATCGACAACGGGTTGGACTGCGCCTCTATCTCAAGGCCCCGATTCATGTCCATCGGCTCCGCTCGCGAATAGTAGGGCTGACCCATAGTGTTCACCGTTTCCATGTAGTCGGCTGGCGCGAAGCGGGTAATCAGCAGCCCTGGCGCACCAGTCGGTACGGCATAAGCCTCTGCATCGGCAATGAACGGCGTGGCGCCGTTGTATCCGTAGTAATACTCCCACCAAGCACCCGCGAAGAAGAACTGTTGCCGGGGGTCGGCGTGCAGTTGCTGTGCCCCTTCGACATAATTCAGGTACGTGTTCACAACTGATGGGTGGCTGATCAGAGCCTCCCAGAATGTTAGCCCGCAAAACACGCGCACGCCGCTGAAGGGGATTCCGCCCAGCGTGTCCTGAATCAGCTTCAAGACCTCAAATGTCTTGGCGCGAGCTTGGGTCGTGGTGTCACCCGATGCGATCTCCATCGTGTACGTCTGCTGTGCTACTCCGAACTCAGTGAACAGATTGTAGATTGTGCTGCCGGTGGCGTCCAGGATGATGCCCTGAATGGCCCCTACCCGCCCGAACTCGATAGTTGCATCCAGGTTGCGTTTCATCTTCAACAGCAACTCATCCCGCATGGCAGTAACCGAATCCAGCGCTGTCGTGTTTCCGAATGATCGCACATTCTGCACCGAGTCAGCCAGGAGGGTTGCACGCTCAGGCAAGTGAGGCAGCTGAAAAGTCCGCGCCGTCCGTTTGTCACGGGTAACCGGCGTCGGGGGGGCGCCACGCGGAAGCGCCGGAACCAGGGAAAGCGCGCCAGCCTTTTGCTCCACGACTACCGTCGTGGTAGTGATGCCGCTTTCTTCGAATAGGCCCAGATCGGCTATGCGGGTCGGCACATAGGGGAGGGTGTACAGCGCCGCCGTCAAATCAGTCAGGCTGAAGATATTGGACGTAAAAACATTGGGCATTTCCATCGAATTAGGACCTCACCACGATGTGATTTGTCAGCAGGGAGGCAATGCCAGCCGCTTTATTGGGAGTAGAAATCTGGTCTTTCCAGGTCAGGACTGCGCCGTTGACCTCAGCTATGCGATCAATAATCACGGCTTGCTGATCGGTGGCGCTGGCATCAACGGCATCCAGCAGGATTGCAATGGCACTCTGGGAACCGTCCAGGGCATCAGGATCGTGTGCCTTATACCGATCTACCGTTCCCTTGTCGGTCCAGACCAGGGCGCCTTGTCCATCAGCCACGTCGGTTCCGCCTGTCGGCCATGTCGGCTGAGTTCCGCCCGAGGTGCCTGCGACTTTGCAGCGGTAGTAGTGCCCGTTCGCAACCGTCGGCTTCACCAAATCGCCGACTGAATATGCCGTGGCCGCAACCCAGACGCTGATAGCGCTGGCCAGGATTCTCCCTAAGACTTGCCCGGCAACATAACTGCCACCGGTTACGGTAACAGTGTCACGGGAGATGAAGTCGGTGGAATCCTCGCCGAGTAGGAATTCGCCAGAATAGGTTCCTTCAGTAAGAGCTGTCATGTCAGCGCACCACGAACCCGAGCGTAGCCAGCGCAGCCAGCCCGGTCGTCTTGTCGCCACCTGAAATTCCGGACTTCCAGGTAAGCAGATCGCCAAACACCTCGCACGGTTGGGTGACGACAACGCCCGCTTTGTCGCCGCCGGTCGAGTCGACAGCGGCATACAGGATCGCAGCGGCATTCTGAGAACCGTCGCTGGCGCCCGGCGTGTGCTCGGTGTACTTGCCGGAAGCCGTAACCTTGCCCAGGACCTTGCCGGCAGGGTAATTACCACCGGTTAGGATGGTCGCGGTCACACGAATACGGAAGTCGTCTGCGTATTCGCCACAAAGGAACTCGCCAGTACTTACACCTTCGGTTAGCACAGTCATACGGCACCTCTGGCCTTCGCCGCCGCTTGCCGCCGTCTCTCATAAATCTCAGCCGGCGAAGGCATCTTTGCCGCTTCGGGTGACGACTCGCCGTTGCCTGCTGTCTGAACGGCGAACAGATGCGCCGGTGCGGAGGGTTTTGCTTTCTCGCGCAGCCGAGTCGCAACGACGGTGAACACCTCGCCCGACAAATCGATGAACTGTTGCAGCTCTTCATGCGTGGGGGTTACGCCCAGGTCGGCAAACAGGGCTTTGACTTCCTGGGTACGGGTCGCCGTCAACTGCGCTTGCAGCGTGGCCAGTTTCTCGGAAAGGGCTTTGTTATCCGCCTGCAGGCGGTCGAGTTCAGTCGCGTCAACAGACGGGGCAGAAGTGGGCATAGTGGCCTCAGAAATAAGTGGAAGATCGATGACAGCAGAGAAAGCAGCTGCCGACGTGTGAGGGTCCGCGCCGGCTGGAACCAGGGACGCCTCCAGCACACGGGGATTACTGAACACCGTGTTCACCGCCACGTTCTGGCCGTTGACGGTGCGAGTCACTTTGTCCTGGCTGTATTCCAGATCGGCAGCGATACCTACCGAGAACTGGAACGGGGCGCCCTCGGCAAATTCGGCGGCTATCTGCTGGCCAGTCGGCGTGGCCTGGCTGAACTGACCGGCTACCTGCAACTGATGATCGGCGACAGAAAGGGTGGCCCGGCCTGCGCGCTGATTCGGATCGTGGTTTACGAGAATGAAGATTGAGGGGGAGAACTGCACGCTCGCCAGGTCAATAATGCAGTCGCCCAGACCTCCGTATCCGGGGATGATGCCGCCCGAATAGGCTATACCCTGAAGGCCGGTCGGCTGATCTGGAGTCGCGGGGGCAACGAAGGATGCGGAAAACTGAAGGGTAACGGCAGCGGCGGCTTTCTTCTCACCCTGATTAACCTTGTTGACCTTGCCCTGGCTGATCAGGCTGGCAGCAAAGCGCTCGCCGACGGGATTGAGTTGGGTTGCCATAATGACGCCAAAAAGGTGATGTTGGACGCCATTAGAGCACAGAATTGAATTTACCCTAAAAAGGATTATCTTTCTTGTTCTTATGGATATAGGTATCGCCGCCCGCGAACTCCCGCCGAGTGGTATCTATGTGCGGCTTTGCAATCTCATAAGCTGGCGTATCGCGCAGTTTTCTCTCCAATGAATCAAGCACATCCTCACGAACCACTGGCCGGCCCACGTGATTTTTCTTCATTTCCCCTCCATCAGAAACTGTACCATCATATCCACTATGTCGGCGGCGTCATCTGCCGAGACTCCTAAGAAACGTCTCGCCGGAATCCGCCCCCGGCCCATCTGCTGCGTAGCAGCATAATCCATCGGGCTGCCGATCATCACCGTAAATGGATTCGGCACCTGATAAGTGATGGTCATCGATAACATGCGGGTCTCCCCGATCAACGGCTTCTTTTCTCCCGCCGTCCAGCCACCCTTAGCACTGTGATGCGCCAGCCATGCGGCAATCGTAGCGGGAGCGTTTGGCTTCCAGGGGGAACCATCCGGCGCCGTGCTGGTGACGAACCGCTCCTTGGTACTCTCCGTCAGGGTCTCGCCGATTGCCTTCAGCACCGGACTCAGGTTGTCGGCGCGTTCGAGCATGGCGCGCAAAATGGATTGCACCTCGTCCAGACCTTCGGTATCGATGGTGATCACGCTGGCTTATCCCGTATATCAGGATCATTTAGTCCATCTTGATAAGGCTCGCTTTTCAGTCTCTCTTCTTTCTCCGCCAGCATTGCCCGATCCTGTTCGGCCTGATCCTTGCCGGGGATGTGGTCCCATCCCGGATCGACGCCATTCGGGATGCGATGCTGTACGCCACGCGGATCGGTGTAGCTATAATAGCCATCGTCAGGCGCATCAAACTTCCCGCCCTTGCGCCGGGCTTGCGCTTCGGTCACTGCAATCTGCCGACAATGGCAGCCAAACCCACAGGGACACGGATGAGTAACCCACCACGGATGGCCGGCTGGTAGAGTGACTCCATCCCAAGCGACATGAAGCGGTCGGGGATTGTGCACCCCGTCGGCGTGCTTCCACATTCGGAGGGGCATCACGCGCAACAAGTCGGGATCGGTCAGTTGCTGGTATCGCCCGGCGCCGTAACTGGTACTCAGGTTCGTTGTGTAAATCAGCCGAGTCCGCCAGTCGTAGCCTCCGGTGTAATCCCATCCGTATTTCTGCACGATGGTGTCGAAACTTGCCCGAAACTGGTCAATGCTGGTTCCATCCGTGATAGCCGAGTTCACAGCCTCGCGCAGATCGGCCAGCAAGTCGGCCTGCATTGCACCGGCCACAGCGAAGGCGTGATCGTGCATTTCTGCTGACAAACTATCCCACCGCTCGGTTGGGATGTTGAGCTTTGCCAGGAAATACTTGATCTGCTCCTCGAAGGGCAGACGCTGGATGTCGGGATCGAGCATCGATCAACTTCCCGCTGAATGTTCCACGTGAAACATTCACTCGCCCCGCTTGGCTTCGTACTGACCGGCCAGGTTCGCGGCGGCATAACCCATCTGCATGACCTGCACCAGTTTGTCGGTATCCAGGTTTCCGTACAACTCCAGCAATTCATTACGCAACGCCAGCAAGCTCTCCGACTTCTCCACCGTGGCGCCGACCTGCTTTAGGATGGCTTGCAGCGGGACAGCAGCATCCTGCTGTAATCGGTCGGTATAGTGGGTTACCGGGGTTGGGTCTTGAGTGATAGCCGGGGGTGTCGGATCGGCGAACCGTGCCGTGCCGGTGGTTACCATGTTGGGATTGGCCGGCGCCGTAGTGTCTTGTTCGTCCGCTGTGTCCTGATCTTCTGTGCCTGACGGGGATGGTGCGCCCCCACTTCCTTCGGTCGTCACTGGAATTGGTTGAACTGTCTCCGTCAGGTCATCTTGATCGTAATCGAATTTGTTGATGAAGTAATCCCGCGTCAAAGTAATACCGGATTGCGCGAACACCGGGACCAGGGTAGCATCCCGTTCGGCGCGTCCCATTTCCAGACCGGTATCATCGGACAAGATGAACTCGAAAGCTCCATTCAGCCGGTTCAGCGCGACCAGCGTATCAACCACCTTCTGCAGAGTCTTCGTGGCCAATCGGATATCGGCGTTGCGCTTATCGTGCCTTATCTCGTTGTGCACTTCGGCTGCTGCATAACTTCCGCCGCTGGCGCTCATCTGGCTGGTCAGGGTCTGGCCGAGGATCAGTTTCTGAATCCGCTGCGTAACGGCATCATCCAGTCGTGAGAACTCCCCGCTCTGGCTGGCCTGGATGGTCGTAATCTTGGTGTCCTGGTCGCTGGCTTGGAAGCCGATGGCAGAGCGCACTCCCTGCGCTTTCATCGCCTCGACAAACGCCTCGTAATTGATGGTCTGACCGACGATGATCGGCTGGCTAAAGGTCTCCAAGAAGTTCATCCATAACTGCCACCCGGCCAGCCGCCACGTGATCGGGAACCACAGCCGCGACAACAACGCTTCGCCATAGGGATTCCGGTAGCTGCCATTCCGCACGGTGTGGAAGTACATCCCCGGAGACTTCTCCAGCACCGAATCATTGACAGTAGCCACCATAACCGTGCGCCCCTGATCGTCCTGAGCGTAAAGCGTGGTATTGGCGAGAAGCCCGCCGAGGAAGGTTGGGGTGAACCATTCAAAGGGGCATTCCCAGACCTGACTGATACCGATTCGGCTGTCATCGCGCACCTTGTAGTTCACCTGCGCCACGCTGTACCCATAAGGCACAGCATTGAAAAAGATGTTCAGGAGAGTCTGGATATGTGGGGTGAGTTCATCCATGAGGAAACGACTGGCCCTGGTGTTGAACGGTTCGATCCGCCACGGGGTTGTCGTCAGCGCATCGCGGCGGGTGTCCAATGCCTGGGATACTTCATCATCC